AGCCTGTGGAAAACACGACACATACAACGGCAAAGGGAGCTAAAGCCGCTCCTAAGAAGGCACCTGGCTTTGGCCAAAAGGGTGACCTTAAAAGTACCAAAGGCAAAGGGAAAAGGGAGCAGTTGTGCAAGCTGTTCACCTCGCCAAGTGGGTGCAAATATGGTGAACGATGCCAGTTTGTGCACGCGACAACCGCAAAGACCAGTGCGCCAGTGCCAGCGCATATTTCGGGAGCGGTTGAGGGGGTTCAGGTCCCCAAAGATAAGGAGGAGCTCGTGTCGGAGCCGGTTCGTTTGCCGGTCACGACTGTGTCTCTGCCGGCTGGCGATCTTGTCCGCAAGCCGATTATCTTTTCCACCTTGGGTTCGTTCTTCGCAAGTAAGACCGTGGCTGCCAGTCCGAGTGACAAGGCAGTTATTGAGTACGCTACAGCGAAAGGACTGAACATCGTGGGTCTGCCGGAGATGAGGCCAGTGGCCCATCCTCTGAGTCATGCTACCCGTGCTCTCGCCACAATCGCAGCTTATGCCGCTGGATTGGGTGACCTTAAGGAAGGGACGATCTACTCGGTTTACGGGGCTGGCAGAGATGTCAGCCTTGCAAAGCTGAAAGGTTGGGACACGGAAACGAGAAAACTCAAATGCGAGGAGAGCATGCGAGTCACAGTGGTGATCGGGCCTAACGAGAATTTTCCAGGTGACGCGGGTAAGACCTGCGAACGGAGAGATTTCGTTGGGCTCGCCGACTGTGTGGTCGCGGTGGACGTCTATTGGGACGGCACTCGTGGCCCGGTGACGCCGGAGACGGTGCGTCGGTGGTGCAAGTATTCCCGTACAGGTGAGTGCTACATCGTCACGCGCATGTTCGCTGGTTACGCTGGGTGCGACCAAGTGGAGGGGTACACAGGACACGTGGAGGGAGTCTGGACCAAGGATGAGAAGGGACTGATTAGTTTCAGCCCTGACATCGCGCGGTTTGGCTACCCTTGTCATTACGGGGTCGAGTGGTTGCGCAATAAGGCTGTTGGTGGCCTGAGCGTGACTTACTTACAAACATACGGCCCGTATGAATTGGTGAAGGTCGCGCTTGATAGCGCATTTGTAACCAATGTGCCTGTGCTTCTGCAACAGGAAACTCTGGGAGTGGTGGGACTTGAGGATGTCGAGCGTGAAGGCCTGTATTATGGTCTGATTCGGCTCCTACATGTGCCTGAACTGTCTTCCAGATGGTGCCCGCGAGTTGCGCGTAATTGGACTCAGAGTTCGTTGCGCCTTCTTATCCACAACAAGACTCTGGCAGCCATTCGTCCTGTCTTCGCGCTCAAAACGGGCGGAGGCCACAACATGGACATGGCTGTCTCAATGTCAAAAGTCGCCGTAATGGACGATCCGGTGTGCAAGGAAGTGGCCAAACGCTTTCCTATTGCTATGGAACGGGTCATCGTGGGCACAGCTGAGGCAGCTGTGTTCTCGACCAAGGAACAAACGGCGCATCGCTACGCGGCATTGCGTGGTGATACAATGGAGTCGGAAGCTGCTATCGTTCAAGCGAGGGCACCCACATGGACGATTCCACCGTCAAGGATAAGGCGCGCAGTAGTAGCGTGCGTCTTGCTGGCGGGCTTTTTGCATTTCGGACTTTCGCTCGGGGTCCATGCACACGTCTTGACTCCCGGTGGGGAGGTGTCGCAAAATTCGGAATGGTGGGGTGCGGCCATAGTCGGGGGGTTCGTCCTCTTGGCAATGGTTATCCGCCGGTTTCGAAACCAAGAAAAAGTGGGGCTGTTTCAGCCCTGGTTGCAGAGGCGTCTCGACAACGAGCCGGAGGTGTGTACTGACACTGGATACGAAGTTCTTCCCGCAGGGACAAGCGTACCAGCTGAACAATGTACCGCAATGGAGTTCGGCGTTGGGATCGGTGAGATTCGGATTTGGGTGGACGGGTGTGTCAGTACAGTTGAGGAGGCTTTCGAGCTTCTGAAGGACGACCCGGTGGAGCAGTGTTCCTGGCTTATTGCGGGGACGAACGGTATGCTGCACCAACCTGCCAAGTCGGATGTCAATCTGCTCGCGTGCATCGTCCAGCGATTGCACGTTGCCGTCAATGAGGCGGAGCCAGACACGTGGAGGGCGGTCGGAGACCTGATCATCCCCATGTTGCCACAAGCGGTGGTCGAGCCTTGGACGGTCCAGGCTTGTGCCGCCGCGATGCCCGGGGCGAAGGGCGTCAACCTCCTGCGGTCGCACGCGGAGCTCGAAAGGGGAGACATCACGAAGCACAGAAAGGACATTACAGTTAAATGGAATGAGACTATCTGCTGGAAGATGATCAAGGGTGAACTCACGGTGAAGCCGCGGGCGATCTCTGTTCTCTCAAACGAGCTTCACGCTGTGTTCGCTCGAGACGCGCGTGGGTTCTCTGACGCGCTCCACACCATTTTCGATGGAAAGTTATTCGGTGGCCTGCGAGTGTATTACGCTTCAGGATTCTTCGGAGAGTCTTTAGACCGGATTGGTGATCACTTGTACGCCCGCGAGGACTTCGTGGCGGCGTCAGGGGATGACTCGATAGCCTGCTTCGTGAATAAGCTGGTTTCAGAGGGCAACTATCTAGCAGCCGCGACAGGGCTGTTGGAGGGTGACTTTACGAGTATGGACCAAAGTGAGAAACTAGCCGCATTGTCTACGCATGGGATGACCATGGAACACCTCGGAATTTGGGCGTTCATGGTCAATCTGTTTCTGACAGTCAGTTCGATGCCATACACAGCAAAGGGGAAGCGAATTATCATCAAAGGTAAGACGGGCCACCAGCTCGCAACAGGGATTGATTACACGACAAGTGTGAACTCTCTGACGACGATTTGTTACCTAATGTATTGTTGGTTCACGAAAGGATTTGACTTGGAAGCGTTTGCAGTTCGGTTGGGCCTTAAAGTTAAACTACAGTGTCGCGCGCAGCCGCAGTTGTGCACCTTCCTGAAGGGTTGGTGGCAGCCGCTGGCAGCCGGAGGAGTGGGATGGTTCCCCCTCCCGTCGCAGGTGGTTAAACTGGGGAAGGTGATGCGTCATCCCCGTCTATTTTCTGAGGAGAAAGACGTGGTCGATGGCGTGTTGAAGGCGGCCTGGGCTATTGCACAATCCATGCCAACTATTCCTTGGGACTATCCTATTCTTGGGCCATTTCTCGCGATGTTGAAGCGGAATGGTCGTGAGACTAGAAGTGTGTTGAGCGCGTCCGAAGATGGATGGTACAAGCCCAGTTGCACCGGGCTTCCCATTGATCGGGCGTTCGTGATGGACTCAATACAGTGCAGGTACGGGCTTGAGGTCGAGGACATTCAAGGCGTGGAATCGATGATGGATGAGGTGCGGGCGCTGCCCGTGTTTCTGAACCACATTGCGTTCGAGCGTCTTATGATCACTGACTATTCATAAAGCTCGTACCTATAGGCAACAGGGCAAGTTGTAAGACCCGGTGTACATTAAGCGGACACCCCTATGTGAGCTATGCGGACACACAATCTGATTCATTCGGACTCTCAAGATGGCACAACGACCGAAAGGCATGCCTCGAGCAGAATGGGCCATGATCGCAGCCTCCAGCAAGGCAAGCAACAAGAAAAGCAAGGCGCCCAAACCGAAAGGTAAGGCGCGGTTCTTGGATTTCAACATCCAGACGCAACAGCATAACTCAGGCGTCCAGCTCTACGGAGCAGGACAGTCGTACACTGCGCCGAAGTCGGCCGGGAGTGCGCGCGCTCGTGGTATGACAATGACCGTTGGGAAAGCGGGCCGCACTGGCGGTCCGATGGCCCGTCGGGAATTGGTCGGCAATGTCGTCTCATCTGTGCTCTTTCAGAGCGTGCAGTACTCGATTCAACCAGCTTCAGCAGTGAGCTTTCCGTGGATAGCGGACATTGCGAAGAAGTTCCAGAAGTGGCGTTGCGTCAAGCTTCGTTACGAGTACATCCCAACTGTCGGAGAATTCGCCGACGCAGGAAAGCAGGGTCGCATTGTCCTTGCAGCGAACTATGATCCCCTTGACCCCAAGGTGGCAACTATCGTGCAAGCATGCGACATTGTTCCCTCGCGTTCTGGCGTTCCGGCGGCTGGGCTTCTCCTCGATTTGGACCCGCGCCAAGTCACCCCCGTTCCGTATTTGGTTCGTCCTGGGCAAGTCCCAGCTGGCGGAACATTGACGGCTTACGATGGTGGCGTGGTGTATGTCTGCGTTGAGGGCACAGCTGGCACAGTCACAGACGGCACCAAACTTGGAGAACTCTACGTCGAGTACGATTTTGAGTTCTATGACCCGATCATTCCTGGCACGGCAGTCACCACAGCAGCCACGCATTCTTCGCTGATATTGGCGAGGTTCGACGTGCTGACGTCGTTTGCAACCAACACCTGGTATACTTTCCCCGATATGACGTTTAACGACATCGCGGCATGGAACGGACTCGGTATCACCATCCTTCCCAGCAACGCTGGTTTGGTCTTCCCTCCGGGGAGGTACCTTATCAGTGGAACTGGCGGGTGGACTGGTACCGCGATCGCTTCAGTGCAGAGTCGCTTCACAGCCGACGGGAGTACTACCCTTGCTAACTCATACAGCTTGGAATCTGGCGGCTCTCAGAGCTCTCAAACCTCCAATCTCGACTACACGTTCACCACCGATGTAGCCTTGACGATCCAACCGCAGTTCAACATCTCAGGCACTGGAACTCTCGCAGCAATGGCGGGCCAGTGGTTTGTGATCACCGTGCGGACGATCTAAGTGTGTGTTCCCAGTGGTTCTCAGGCATCTCTTCCCCGCTGAAGAGTCTCCCCTCCGCACACCATTGTGCAGGCGTCTAGGCG